CAACATCTACAAAATCACCCACTCCATCAAAATCAAAGCTATAATTTGATACTTTGTCTTTGTTCTCATTTGAAGGTAGTAACCATTGTGGAGATTTATAAGAACCGTTGTCACCCATACGATACCAAGCTATTGGAGGAGTTGATAATAGGCTTAAGTCGGTTGGTTTTCCGCTGCCATCCCATAAATCACCAATAGGTATAACAGAATTAAAAATTGAAACTTCGTCAATGTTACCATTGAATAAATAACTCGGCAATGATGTTGGTTCTGAAAAACATCCGATAGTTAAAGTGCCACTTCCATAACTTAAAATAGATGTGCCAGCCGAAGGACTACCAACCGCAACCCCGTCAACGTACAATATAACTTCACTACCATCATAAGTACCTGCTAAATGATGCCAATTATTATCCAACACTACTCCACTTGTTGCGCTTGTAACTGTTCCCGTAACATCTGTCTTTATTGCGAATACTACTTTATTTGTTGCAGTAGTTACATAAAAACCGTAGGCATCCGCTCCTCCAGTTGGTCCGTCTTGACTGATTATCCTAGTGAAAGCAGAATTTGCAGAGCCTTTTATCCAACAACTAACCGTTATAATGTTTGGTTTTAATGCCGCGCTATTTCCGCAATCTACATAGTCATCCACTCCATCAAAATCTAAAGAATAGGTGTTAAGGAAAGCTGGATTATCTGCTATTTCTATTTCAAAATTGTTATTTCCTCTTTGGATAAACATTATAGTTCTCTATTGTCTATTAAAATTAAAGTATTAGCATCAAGTACTAAGAATCCTACGTCATTTAATGTACCTGGAGTAGTTGAAAATCCACCATCACCAGCATCTGTTACATAATAGTATTCTCCTACTGTATAACCATGTGCTGTTGACACAAAGAATCCTGTAGTCTGTACTTTTATAATATCAACACTAACTATCTCAGTTACAAATAAAGCTTTTTGCTTATTAGTATCTGTTGCATTTGAAGGAAGTAAATCACCTGTAGTTGTCTCAATATATATAGCCATTAACTTATCTGTACCGGGCAGACTTAACCCATGAGCAACTTTAGTTATTGTTGCTGTTGTTGTATTTAATCTTGCTACTGTTCCAAACATATTACGTAAGTATATCTACATACATTGTAGCAGTACCGTTACCATTGTAATCGATTCTAGGCAATGTATCATTGTGAAATTCAAAAGACTGTGACCAACCATCTGGTCTTACAACACCATTTATTTGACCTCCTGTTCCATCAATAAAAACAGTTGCGGCTTTACTTCCTGCAGGTATTGTTCCTGCTCCTGTAGTAGAGGATGAAGCTAATACTGTAGCATCTGATGCTGTATTTTGTTCTACTAATAATAGTGTTGCTTCAGTTGCTTTTGCTGGTCCCCCGCCTCCTGCAGCTTTAAGCGTGTTAAGAACCTCAACAAGGATAAGGTTTCTTTTCTCATTAAGAGTAGTTGTCATTGTTGGTCTGTTCATTTTTTAAATTTTATTTGTTTTTGTAGTCCTATATTAAATGTTTTATTAATAACATTATATCTAAAGGAATACAAATTATGTTTTTTATCTTTTAAGCTAATTATAGGTGATATATTAAATTTAGTCATATTTCCTCCTAATTCAAAACCTACATATAACTCTCTTTTATTTTCTATAATAGTATTTGTTTTTTCTATAGTAGTAAAAATACTATCAGTTTTTATTATGTACTTTGGAAACTTTGTAGTATAATTAAAAGACTGTTCTATTAAAGTGCCTTTTACTTTACTTTCTATTTCCCCTTTTATTAAAGAATCTTCAACTACTTGTAAATACTTATTTAAGCCTGTTTCAGACACTTTATTTGGTTTTTCAACTATTATGTTAAAGTACCTTTTAATAGTGTCTGTAAAAGGGACTGTATCTATATGTGTAATATACTTATAAGAAGTATCTATTACAGTATGTATTTCTATTTGTTTTGGTTGCTTTAGTATAGTGTGTCTGTTACATCCTCTTAAAACTATAATAATAACAATAAGTCCTATTATTACTAATGATTTTAAATTAGAAAAGTTATTTTTCATTTTTTTATTTGAAAATGTGCACCATCTTTTTTCCAAAGGTCGTACCCCCATTCAAGGTCTGTATCAAACTCTTCTAAAGCTATTTTCTGTAAGTGCCTGGCAATAGGTTCTAAATATTTCATACTCCAACTAGCTTTTCCATTTACATAAGCATATATATCAAATGCGTTACCAGTTCTGTGGTATGAGTTAAGAGTCCACGTTATTTTACTTTCATTAGGCCTTCCTTGAATGTCTTCTATACCTTTAGAACGTAGTTTTTCAGTAGTCCTTCCTTTTGCATATAATTCTTTTTGTCTTTGAAGAGTTCTAAAGCCTCCGTCTCTAGGTATACCAAAATCATAAGGGGAATCTTTAATTCCGTCTAAAAGAATACTAATTAATAAAGGATTTATTCCTTCTATTCTTTCTTTACTTTTTTTACTAAACCTATAAGCCATTCTAATTATTTTGAAGATTTTCTATACCCGTCACTTAGTATATAAGAAGAAAGGATAGTTAAAAAACCTGCTAAAGCAGTTTCTGCAATATCTTTCATATCAGGTATTATCATACCTGTTATTGTAATAGCTAGTAAAGAAACTGAACCAAAAATAGCCAGTTTAAATCTTGTTTTTTTTGTGTTATTAAGTAATGTCATTATGAACATGTTGGGCAGTCGTTTAAACTTGCTATATCTACAGTTTCTAAAGGATAACAGTGAGTACAGTAATCAGAGAAATGTGCAAATATAGTTTTAAGTTCTTCTGCGGTTAAACAATTTATTAATTCTTGCTCTTCGCAAGTAAGACTGTCATCTACTGTATAGTCTTTAAGTAATTCATACATCACACTATAGTATTGAAATAGTATAGTAGACTCTGAACAAGCAAATCCTAATGCTAATTGCACTCTAAGAGCTTCAGCTTTATCTGCTAAACAGCAGCCTATATGTTGTAGTCTTAATTCAAAATTTGCTTTAGGTAATTTTATTGTAGCCATTAGTCAAGCTTTTGTATCATCCAAGAATATTGTAAAGTATTTATTATTGCGTCTGTAGTTCTAACTGTCTTAACTTCTACAACGTCTCCATTTGCTATGTTTCCTCTCCATATAGAACTATCTGTACCTCTAATGAAGTCTGGACTACCAGATAACGTACCTTGCAATATAGGTCCCCATGTGTGTACATTGACACCGTTTACAAATAATTTTATACTTCCAGAAGAATTTGCTCTTTTATTATTTAATAAATTAAACTGAACTACGTAATTTCCTGTAGGCCCTGTAAGAGTGTGATTCATTCCTGGCACAGGGTCGTCTACATTTAAATCCCAGGTGTGGTCTACTATATTTGTATCAAAGTGTTCAAATACAGAACCATTAGTACCGTCAGCGCCTGGCGCCCCTTCAGCTCCTGTAGCTCCAGTAGGTCCTATAGGTATACATGTTGCATTTCCGTTAGTGCAAGCCATAAGTTTATTTATTTATTATTTATTATTTATTGTTTAAGAGTATTCTACAAAAATCTGAAACTTATATAATTTTGTTGGCATAGTAGCTGGTATATTAATATTAAATGTATAATATCCTGTGCTGTAGCAAATTTCTCCAAAATTACCAGGTATAGGAGTTGTAAGACATTGATTCCCCATAACTCTATATAATGTAGGAAGTAAGTCTAAAGTAAACTCCATATAAAGAGTTCCTAAATCTCCTACATTATCTCCGATGGTTCCTGATGTAACTTCTTGTACATTAGCTCCAGGAAAAGATGGACTACCTTTAAAAGCAAAAGTTGCTTTATTTCCTGTAGTTGTGCCAGTAAGAGATTTTTGATAACCTTGTGTGTAACTTACAAGAGTTTGAGTAAAAGAGGTTGGAAAATCAGCATATTTAATATTAGTATAAACTTTAATCTTCTCTAACCAAGCTGGAAAATTATTTGTATTCCAAGTACCTGTTTCGATTATACCTCCACCCCATCCAAGGCCAACAGAAGCATCATCAGGAGTTCCTATTCCAGCATTAAAAAATGAATCAGCAACACCATTAACATGATTAGCTGTAATATCATAACTTAATTGACCTATAGCTGGAGCACTCCAAGTCCATGCACCTGGTAAAGGGTTTTCAATACAATAAAAAGTATAAGCTCTACCATCATTGGGTATTGATGCAACGCCATCAACAACTCCATTAATTTCACCACCTACTACAGAAGGGAAAACTAATATAGGAATTAAAGAGTTATTGATAAAAACTGTTTGCTTACCTGTTTTTGGAGCAGGCAATCTTGTAGCTTTATCAGAAAATGTTGCTGTAGTTATTATGTTAACTCCGTATATAGCTTGAGAAGTTGTTGTGTTATTAGTGTTTTCTAAAACTAAGTTATCGTTTACAACAGAGCCTCCTGTAAGTATCCCATCTTCGTCTGTTATACTGTTTAATCTTTCAATAATTTGATTATGTTCTCCTGCTCTAGGAAAATTATTATAAAGAACTCCTCTCGAAATATCTTCTTGTCTTTTTAAAAGAAGTATAGGTTTTAATTTTGCCATTATAATATTAATTGCAAGAAGTACATTGACTATCGTCAACCATTCTTTCTAGTGTTTTTAAAATATTTGCAAATAGTTCTGTTTTAGCACAACAAGCTGCATTTCTTAAAGCTTCTAAATAAGCCCACGCAAGAAGTGCGTTACTAATCTTAGAAGTTAATGTTTCATTACAAGGATTACAACTAGTTAAATCTAAACTAGTAAATAAACTAGCAACCTTGCAAGCTATTACACAATCAAAGAAAAAATAAGAATCTTTACTGTAAGTAGTTGGAAAATGACCACCAGCCGCATTAACATCCCAAAGAATATAATACTGTCCGTCAGGAACACATGAACCTGCAGTGCCTCCTAGTTGGTCATTAGTAATAATAATAGGACTGTCAGCAATTACTTCTGTTGTAATATCTATTATATAAGTAAGTCCTGAAGGCGTTGTAATAGTTAAAGTACTTGACAAAACACTAGCTCTATCTGTATTAGGAGCTCCCCAACCTCCAGGGTTAGTAGTTAAATCATAATCTCCAGTTAAATCTGTAAATAATACTTCTGTACAACTGGTTTGTTGTTTTACTGTAAAATCTAATGCTAATGCCATATGAAAAAATAAAGGGGGTTTTTACGCCCCCTTGTTTAGTTTTAATTATACTGCTAATGCAGCTTGAGGTGCGTTAGCTGAAGCTAACCAAGGATTCAACTGTGCTAATAAAGTAGTTGCTTGTGCTGCTCCTACTGGAAGCATAATATATACTAAGTTTCTAGAAGGCTTAGTTCCTGAAACAGCATAAGCTTCAGAAGTATCAAAACTTTCAATAGCAAGTACATCATAAGTTACTCCTGCTGTAGCGTCTGAAGTTCCTGCTGGTGCTGGATGCCAGACACGGTTAATTGCTCCGTCTTCTCCATTTGCAAACCATTCTAGCTCTGCTACTTCTTCATAAGTTCCTGAACCTTTATCAGCAGCTGTAGGAGTAGTTGTAGGTGTAGTTCCAAATCCTGATAATTGAACTTCAAAAGACATTTTATTGTATTTAAAGTCTCCTAATACAAAGTCTAATGGTTGTCCAGTAAGACTAATTCCATAATCAGTTCCTGCATTAGTAACTGCAGCAAGTGGTCCATAAAATTCATCACCATTAATCAAATCAACAAATGCAGCAGCTACTGTCGCTCCTGTGTCTGATGCTCCTGTTGTGTAATAGTAAGTTCTTTTCAATAATTGTTCTGAAAATACTTCTACATCATTTTTATAAATGATTGTCAATTTATAGTCTGTATAAGGCAATACTTCAATATTACCTGCAGTAGCTACTGTATCATATCCTACGAAAGATACTTGCTCTGCTGGAGCTCTATAAGAAAGTGCTGTAGCTCTAAGAACATTAGCTCCGTCAATATCTACTGACCATTTTAAGCCATTAGTCGCTGCACCTCTTCCTTGAACTATTTTAATTTTAGGAGAGTCTACAACTGTGTCACCTGCACCTAGAACCCCATCATTAGCTCCTAGTACAGTTAATTCACCGTCTGCAATATAAGTACCCGCAGTAGCAGCGTCAGTAATCTGAAGCCCTGCTGTAGTAGCGATGTCTTTACCTATAAGTACGTTAATTGTGTTATCTGTTTTAAACATTTTTATTTATTTTTATTTTTTAATTATACTAATCTAATCTTTACTGTACCAGCAGTATGGTAAAAGTCATTTAGCTTTACACCTCCTGCAGCAGCTGCAGCATCATCTGCAAAGTCTTTTAATTCTAAATCTTTAAATAAAAGAATTAAAGGATTTACGTCAAATGCATGTGCAAAGATATTTTCATCCACTCCTTGTGGAATACTATCCTGTCTTTGGGTTCCTGTTATTAATTTTAATTTTGGCATTTTATTCTATTTCGTTAAGTTCTATTTTACTTGTTTGGTATCTTGGGGACTGTATATCCTCAAGAGCATTTTTAACTGCTAACGCAATTATCTCTCTATGAGTGTGATTAGATAGCTCGCAATCAACATCTGCTACTGGAGGTACATACTGTGTACCATAAGTAATAGATACTGGGTCTTTAAGATATCGTAAATAGTAATTAGTTATAGTTTCATTAGGCGAAGTAATTAATTCAAAAGTTTCATTACCTGCTTGTCTACTAAAAGCTAATCTGTATACTTGTGATTTATTAGGTCTATTAAAAGGGTCCTTTTTAACAACTGTATTATATCTATCATGTGTTGTAGGTGTAACATTTGGTCTCCCAGTTGCCGCATCTCCATTACAATCTGTATATGAAATACTAACTTCTTCTTCAATAGCTCGTCTATAATTTGATGGTAAGTCAACAAAGACACCATTAGGTTTATTAGACGTTGTATTTACAAAAGTAGTAGTTTCATAGTTTTCTATAATATTTTTTAAATCATCTATTCTTTTTTGAGTTTCTTCTAATCCTTCTCTTTTAATATTAGTTTTACCAGCCCTTTGTTCAATAAACTGCTCTTGTGCATTATTTAAAAAAATATCAATTTCTGTTACAAGAAAATTAGGGGCGGCTAAAGAATCAACTTTATCCAACCCTATTTTAAATTCAGTATGCATTTGAGCTACAGTCATTAAACTTTAACTTTACTTTTAAGTGAGATAAGAACTTCCTGATTTTCAGGAGAATTTAAGTAATCTATAGTTTCATCTAAAGAATAACCTAATACATCTCCCCCTTTTAACAGATACTTAGAACCGCTTTTAACTAAAGCTCCCGCTACTAGACAATCATCAATAAAGATTTTTGTTTTTAATAATGGGTCTTCTGCAACTGCTATAAATTCTTTTGGACTGTTTTCAATTATTTTACCAATTTCTGACTCTAAAAAATCTGAAGTTGCGTCTTTTCCAGGACGCTTTCCATATACCTTTAAGAACCCTGCCATTTCTTTAGTAGACATTCCACCAAATAATTTATAAGCCTTTCTTTTTTCTTTTACAGTAACTGCTTCAGCTTTTGCTTCTTGTGTTTTACTTGTAAGTACATATTCAGCAAATGGAGAATCTTTTTTCTCTGCTTCAGAATTAGCAATTTTAGTATGAACTTTTAATAATTCATAGGTAAGAAGGTCTCTTGGGGACATAAGCCTCAAGATTAACCCTTCTTTTCCTATTTTTATTCTATATTTTGACCAATAATCTTTGTTGTATCTGGACAGTGTTCCTGCATTCAAGCTCATTTTTTCTTCAAAAAATCTTTCTGCTTCTTCAGATAATCCTGTAACAGGATATCCTGATGCATCTACTTGTGGTAACAGTTCTACTGCACATCTACTATAACGAAGTTCACCATCGTGCCCCTCTGGAAGCCAGCCGTTTTTACGGAACTGCTTCACTTCTACTTCTTCTTTTCTTAATTTTAACATCGTTATAAAGTATTAGTTATATTCTTAATAAGTAGCGTTATAAATCAACTCTGCACAAGACATTGGATTCTCAATGATAATCCCTTGATTGCTTAAACAGTGTAATTCATATCCATCTACTGCAGAAGAACCGCCTTTTGCAAAGCTCATGTTTGGTCCTAATGGAGAAGTAGAACCAGCAATGTGCCACATAAGTTCTTTTCTTCCTTTTGGATAAACTCTTCTGATATTCTTTTTCCCTTTGTGTGTTCCAAAGTTCAAAATAGTATATCTGTAAGACTCAACTGGTCCACCATCTGGGTGTTGCAATCTGTTACTTACTGGGTTATCATATTCTGGTAAGTGTACTAATGTAAATCTTACACCTTGAGGTCCCATATACTCTCTGTACTGTCCTTGGAATCCTAAGTTCTGACCTGAACCAGAAATTCTTTTTGAATCCAAAGGTTGGAATCTAGCAGCATGGTTCTCTAACGCTCTGTGGAACTGAACCATTCCTCTCTCACCTGTCAAAGCAACAAAATGTCTTTGGTCTTCTGGTAAGATATTAATAGATAAATTCAATAATACATCTTCTAACCAATCAATAGTAAAAGTAGTATAGTAGAATTTGTAAGCTGGAGAAATTTGTTGACGTAAACCTGCACCTTCGATAATTGGATTACCTGTAGCACCGTTCATGTTATAAAGACCACTTGCTCCTTTGTTTGACTCAGAGTATAAGCAGTTTCTATTTTTTTCTTTGTACCATTGTACCATAAATTCCCATTCAGCATACTGTGTCCAAATTTTAGTTGATTTATTAGATTTAGGGTCTAACATCTCAATAACTAATGGACGGTTATGCATGTTTCCAGGAATAGTGTAAGTTTTTCTCAAAGTAGAGAAAGAGTTACGCATTTTAAATGGAGAAGTGAAAGTTGTTTCACCTGCAGTTTTAGAAAGTGTTCTTTCTTGTGGAGAGTACTCTTTAGACATTCTTCGTCCAGCTGCTAATAAAGTAGGTGGTACAAATGCTGTAGGGTCTCCTGACATTAGTCTTACACGGTAAGTCCAGTCAGTTCCATTACTAAATGGTTCTTCCATAACTCTTACAGCAAAAGCTCTGTCGTCAAAAATTAACTTATCTGTCATAGCAAAATACTTTTCTGCTAATGTAATTTCAAAAGTAGTGTTATTTACACCTGGTCTAAGCGCGTCTACTGCGTTAAAGCTAACAATTTGAATAGCTTTTTCGTCATCGCCTTTTAAGTACCACTCAAAGTCAACATCAGAAGGTAATTCTTCGTCAGCACCCATCATTGTGAAAAGTGCGTCCATACCTGCATGTGCGTACATTCCAAATACTCTAGACATGATTCCTGAAACCATTGTAGGTTGCTCATTAAATACTGAACCTAAGTGATTATCTTTAGTCAAGCCCGACCAACTTTTTTGTTCGTATACTTGTAAAGTATTAATTGTTTGTTTTGGCATTTTTAGTTGTTTTTATTTATTTTAAATTTTTAAGCAAACTTTTTCATAATATTTAAGTCTACTCCTTTTAAACTGCTTCTTTTCTTAGAGATACTTGACCCACCTCCACTTGAAGCTTGGTTTTTAAGCTTTTTAGTTGCTCTAGTATTAGCAGCGGCTTCTAATGCAGAAAAATCACCTTTTAATACTGTAGCTAGATAAGCAACCTGTAAGTCAAAATCAGGATTAGCTTCTCTATATTTTGCAACGGCATTTTTACCATTTTTATCTTGTTTGGTAATACCGTTGTATAGTTCTTTTTTTTGTTTATCATTAAGAGTGATACCAGGAATAATTTCTTCTCTTTTATCAATATCACTTTTTAAATCTGTAAGCCAAGCATTGTAGTTTTCCCGTCTTTCTACTTCTTGTGCTTTTGCTGCTTTAATACTCTCTTGCTTTTGATGCGCTTTATAATTTACGAGTTTAGAATGAGACCTTTTAGCATATTTTTCTAATAGTCCTGAATCTTCGTAGTCTGTAATTCTGTCTTGAATATCTTCTTGAGATTCTCCTTGTAAAGATAATAATTCATGAATCATTCTTTTTTGAAGATTTTCATTTTCTTCTAATTTTTCTTCAGAAATAGAAGCAATGTCAAATACTTCCTTTTCTCCTTGAAGCAACGCTCCAATAGGAACACCTTCTTCGTAGTCATCTAAAAGAGCTTTAATAGCATCAGGTAAAGACTCTTTATATTCTTCTATTCCTTCTTCTACTCCTTTATTGACCTTCTCTAAAGCTTTATTTGCAAACCACTCAAGGTCTTTATCCTCTTCAGAATTTAACTCTTCTTCATTAAGGTCTATAAGTCCCATATCAGTAAATGTAGATAAGATACTAGGCTCTTCGCTTTCCTCTAACTCATTTCCTTCAATGTCTAATTCATTTCCTTCACCGTCTCTAAAGCCTATGCTATTAACGGTAGTTTGTTGCGGGTCTTCAATACTTCCTTCAGGCATGCTTGTTGTTTCAGCAGCACTTTCGTTTTCTTGTGTATTTTCCTCTCCCTCTTCTACGCCACCGTCTTTTATTTCAAAACCAGGTGCGCCTAAGCTTCCAATATTACTTATTGAGCTTAAATCTAATCCTTCTAATGGGTCCATACTAATTTTACTTTTTCTAATTTACAAATATATAAACAATAAATGAGAATTCCTAACGATTTCATGTAACGAAATACATTATAAATTTCAAATTATAGCTTAACTATCTTTTTTTGATTTACTTTGTATTTGTTTTTCTTTTATTTTAATTTCTTCTTTATGTTTGTTTTCTGCAGCGTCTAATTTACGATTTTCTAAGTCCATCTTTTGTTGATTGTGATGCACTTGTATTTTTAGTTTTTCTATTTCTAGTTGGTCAGGCACTCCATTGTCATTAGAGTCTTGGTCCATTTGATTTTTAAAAGAGTTAATTTCAGCAACTGTAATTTTAGTTTCACTGTCTTTATCAATTTTATAATATTCTTGTTGTATCTTAGCGTCTTCAGTTTCTTTTCTAAGTTGTTCCATTTTCATTTGAGACTCTTCTGCTGATTTTTGTTGCTGCTCTTGACGTTGAATACTTTGCTCTTCAACTTCCATTAGTTTAGCTTTAACGTCAGATAAAGAATCTGAAGCGTATACATCAGCAACAGATGATAACATTATTCTATCATTTTGCATAGCCGCATGTGTAAGCTCTTTTAAAGCGTTTAATGCTTCTATGTCTTTAGCAGAGTCTGATACAAAAACTCCATATTCAGAATCTATAAAAGTATTATCGTCTATATTGAAAAATTCTGTAGCTAAATCATCAGTAATATACTGTAATTTTTTACCACCCTCTTTCCAAGCTTCTTTTGCTGATTCTACTAGAGCTGATAATACTCTTTTTTTAGTCCAGTTATGTAACATAAACCACTTCTCTGTAATATGAGAAGACTGTACAATAGCGCCTTTAGCGTTACCTACAGTTTCAGAAGCTGATATAGAACCAAGTCTTTGGTCTGTAACTCCTGCTAATTCTTTTATCTTTTGTTCTATAAAGTCTATAAGTTGAATATGCCCGTTAATAGCATTACCTGTTTCAAGGTCTAATGTTTTATTTTGAGTAGAAATGTTACCAGCAAGCTTACCAGTTGATTGACCTTTTCTTCCTTCGTTAAAAGAATCAACAAAACCAAACTTCATAGCTTGTGCGTAATATAACCACTTTTCAATTTCCCATCCTTCAGGAATAAGAGCTAAATCAATAAGAGCTATTTTACCTTGGTTAGCTGCGATAAGTAGTTCAGTTCTATACCACATGGTTATATACATATATATCCAAGGGACTAGTCTATCCATTAAAGATACAGACTGAGCATTATTAGCATTATAAACAGTTCCTATATAACCAGACTTACAAGCAGAGATATTTTCCATTCTCCTAAACTGTAAACTTTTAGGACCTGTTTTTAGATAAATATCATCTGCTACTTTAACTCCTTCCCAGTATTCATTAATCCAAAACCATTTAACAGTTTCTCCTTCTTCTTTTTTATATGACTCATCTACAGTAATACTTTGCTCATTACCTAATTCATCTGTATAAATAAGTTCCCCTACTTTCTTTTTAGACTTCCAAGTTACAGTACATACTCTTACATTTCCTTCAGGGTCATATATAGTAGAGTCAACAAGAGTGCCAGATTCTCTAAGCTCTATAGAACTTTGTTCTGGAGCAACAAAAGCAGAACCTCCAATAGTGTCTATAGTAGTTTCTATATCTTCTAGCCTGTCAATTTCTGCAGGAGATAGTTCATCATAAAAATTGTCTACAATTTCTGATACAGACATCCATGTTTCTTCTACTACAATTTCTGCTTCGTCTAATATATCTTTATTATGCGGTAATAATGCGTAAATTTCTATAGGATTACGTCTAGTAACTACAGGCTCTCCTGCAATTACTTCTACTTTGTATATCTCTTCTCCTGCTAATAAAACGTCTTCCCATCCTTTTTGAAAGATGTATTTAATGTCTAATTGCCTAGTTAAATAGTTTAAAGTTTTTGTTGCCGTTGTTTCTCTAATATCTTGATAAGAATATTTATAGTATTTAATAACTTCTTCAGGCTCTTTAGGCTCTTCTCCTTCTTTAAGTTGACTAGGGTCAACTGCTACTGCAAGTTTTTCTTTGACTGCTTGTATAATTTCCTCTTTTCTTGCTTTTTCTTTTTCTGTAATTGCTTCAGGAGTAATTGACTTGACAATATAAGAAAAAGCTCTTTTAGCTTCTTCTCCAAACAAAAGGTCAAATATTGGAGTTGCAACTGGATAATACTGCATATTTGCAGGAAAGTCGTATCCCTCATCTGATATCCCAAGAGGATTACAGACATACGCCAAATCTTCTTTATCAAATTTACCATTGTAAAGATTGTAGTTTCTAATTTTTTTGTAACGAGGAGACCTTCTGGTGTGGTCATACACCGTGGTCATATGCAGTCCCGCATCTATACAGTCTTCTACCCAACTTTTATTCTTTTTGGAGAGAGGTAGTTTTTGTTTGGGAAACCTTATGAAATTATTGTCCATATTATGAAATATTCGCAAATATATAAATAATGTTTATATATTCCTATTTTTTTTTGTAATTATAAATCTAAATTATAGCTTTTCTACCTTCTTGGCTTTATGCTAATTCCTTTTTGAAAAAATGAAGAATTACCTATATAAGTACTTTCTGCTTTTCTTTCACTTTTTATTTCTATTTTACGTACTTCTTGTATAAAGTACATTACCATCATAAAAGCCATCGCCCTATCAAAGTTGCCTACAGTGTTGTATTTAATAAGCTCACTAAGCAAGGGCAAGCACCTTAATTCATGTACATTAAGTTTTTCTGATTCTTCTTCGTCATTATAAGGTTCTAAAAGCCACATCTTAATTAATTCTTCTCCGTATCTTTTTAAAGCTGTTGTCATATGCATTCCATACTTACGCTGTACTTTAGAAGACTGTATTACATCTTTAATAATTTCTGGTTGTTCTTGTAGTAAGTGTACGCTGTTTTTAGCTTCAAAGTAATCGTAAATACCTTTACGTTCATTTTCATATAATAACTTACCATTGTAATACTTTACAAGTCTTCTTACATTTTCATAGTATTCTTTAGCTGTTTTAGGTCTACCTGTATATTCTGCTACAACTTGCTTAGTAAGCTTGTCATACATTATAGTAGAACCTAAAGAAGTAGTTCCTGCACCGTCATGGTCATAAGGGTCACATCCTGCAATATACCTACCATACATAACATCCCCATCAGCATCTTCATAAGGATGTTGGTATATAACTACACACCCTTCTTTATCGTCTGCTTCTCTTAGTGGAAAAGTTCTAATAGGTTTTTGCTTAGGGTCTAACTTCCAATCTATTCTATCTGTATTAGGATTAATATCTAGTCTTCCTATATACTCAGCATTAATATAAGTGTCGTTTCCTTCTATTTCTCCTTTACGTTCTGTCATAAGTGCAATAGGAAACATATTTCCTGATTTACTTAAAAACATTTCTGAAGGAACTAGAGGATAGTTCATCATTTCTAAATCAATAGCAGATGTATTCTTAGCTCTTTTCTTTTTATCTCTTTCGTTCTGTTTATACGCTAAGGCCTTTTCAATATCAGTATTACCGTTTTCATCCTTAAATCTATTCAGTCCGTATATAGAGGGTACAAACCAACCAATCTTTCTTAAATCGTTTTCTTCCCATTCGTTGTCAAATCCTAAAAAATCAAATCCTTCTGGGTCATAAAAAATTTGTTCAGCTTCTACAATCTTTTCCATGTTACCTCCTGTACCTAAGTAAATAGAAGAACCAAACTTAATTGACCCTTCCATCTGACATGCTGCATTAGAACCATGTATAGTAAGTATGTTAGGCGCTAGACCTACCTCTTCTACAATGATAATACCAGGTCTTGTACCTGCGGCAGCTTCTGGATTTTCTATAGTGAATGTAACATGCTTAATATTAGACTTAGTACCTATCTTTCTCCATTGCCCTCCAATATTTTTTTCATACCAATGTATATAAGGATTTTTAACATTATTAGGTTTAATAGAACCCATCATTTGCTTATAAAAAGGAGAGGGTAAGTATTCTTCTCCTTTACCCCAGCTTCCTGGTAAGTTATCTAGAGCATCTGTAGTTTTAGAAAGCATATCTGCAGACTTACCTGCAATAGCAGCTCCTACTAATATCTCTACTGTATAAGGATTAAGTATTGACTCTTGTGTATACTCCCTTGCTCCGTCAAATAAAAGCTCATGTAGGACTACGCCAACTCCTACCATAAAGCTTTTACCAAAACCCCTAGCACCTAGCATAAATAAGTTTTGAGCCCCGTTTTCCCACATTGCTAAACCTAAAGGCTGTGAATGCTGTTTTCTAAGGTATTCTCTAGCTGGTACGTAATCTTTAATTACCCAGTCATCTTCTTTTTTAGACCATTTGGCTACATTTAACCATTTACTATCTATAAACTTTTTATTACCATCGTAACAAGTAAGTTTATACTCATCTAAACTAAAGTCTTTTTTAATTACTTCTCTGTAACAAGTAACTTCTGTGTCTCCTTCAAAACCAGAAAAACCCCTAGCTTCCATCCAATTATAAAAAAACTCCCATTCAATATCTCTTAAATAAGGTCTTATTTTTTTCTTTGGTGCTGTTTTAGGTGCGCCATCTTCATTATGAAGTATAGTACCTAGGTTGCAATAAAAATAAAGATTAGGTGGCATCCATCGCCACCCTTCTTTATACTTCTTAGATAAAGCCTCTTTATCATAGTCTTCTAAATCTATATCAACATCTGCCCTATCTAACGACCATAAGCCCTCAATAGAGAGCTTTTTATGGTTCCGCCAATATCTATTATAGGAACTAGATTCTGGATTATAGTTTTTTATATTTTTTATTAGGAAATTATTCCTATTATTAATCCTAATAAATGCCATTATTTATCCCTTAATGATTCAGCTATACATTCATAGGTGTACTCATCATATACTAAAGGTATATCTACTCCATTTAAAAAAATAAGCATTATTTCCTCATCCTGCTTGTATATACCTGTCACTTTAAGTGAATCAAATACAAAGTCTGTTACTTTCTTTTCTACTTCTGGGACCTCTCCAAACTCTGCGTTCTCTGGGTCTACCATCATTAAATACATTTTTGCCGTCATTACAATTCTCCTTTTTCAGAAGCAGATTCTGCTCTACCTCCTTTAGTTCTACCTTTTGATTCTTCCTCTTGTATACTAGCTAATATGGCTTCATACTGTTGATATAACTTAGGCGTTCCCGCTAATAGTTTATCAAGTTTTTCAGCCTCTGATAGCTCTAGTTCTTTGTATGGTATACTGATGAGGTAAGTGTCTCTTTCTTCTAACTTATTTCTCCAATTAACTAGTGAACGTTGTGCCTGTGTAAGGAACATCTTTTTATAAACATTAATTGGGTGCATAAGTTCTTCTCTTTTATACTCTTTAAAAGTAATTATATCCTCCTCTATTACTTCCCATTTTTCTACAGAAGAAAACTTATCTAATCTAGATTCAGGATGTGTAAAAAAAGCAATAGCCCACATCTGTTGTGAACTATTTACTTTCTTTTTAGATTTATCGTTACTATATAAAGATTTAAATGGTGATATACTTTTTAATTGAGAATCTATGTCCCAATAACTTAAACCTGGTTTATAGTCTACAAATGGATTCATTATACTACTTTAGCAAATATATCATATTCTTTAATACCTCCGTAACGCTTACCCTCAAAAGTGTAAATAGCTACTCTAGGCGAAGATAAAAATATGCTGTCTCCTATCTTTACTGTTTTAACATTTTTACCTACAGAAATAATTTTTACAATCTCTAAGTCTTCTTGTTTAGCTGCCTCATCTATGATTACTTCTTCAGGTTTAATAATACCCCCTTCAGTTCTTTCTTTAATATCAGGTAATTCAAACATGATATTATCTCCTATACATTCTAATTTATTCATTATATTAATTCTATTAGTTGTTTATTTATTTCTTTTAATTCAGACTTAGTAAAGCCGTGTTCTTTGTTTTTAGCTATTACATTAGCCACTTCTATTATATATCTTCTATCTTCTTTAAGAGTTAAGTTAGTGTACTCCTCTAGGGCTTCTTCTAGTTTATTAATATAAATAGCTTGCCTGCGTTCTTCTTCTGTATTATAATAATCCATTTCTTCTCTTCTTATCTTCTCTTTGCTTAATTCTTTTTGGTGAAGCTACAAACTTACCTAAATGCATTAACCTTATAGACTTATACTCTCCTTCTTCCATAACATTTCTAGTAAACTTAAATTGTGAAAGTATTATTAGTTCTGCTTTAATTTCAGAGATATTATGCTCCTTGGCTGTTTGTTTTATTAGCTTCTTTATCTGCCTGTCCATATTGAGTTTTAACTTCCTTTTTTATAGTTATAATATAACTTAAATTAAAGTCGTTATCTATTCCTAACAATCCCGCACTAATCAATGGGTTTAACAAACCGTTTAAAAATATTGACTTATCCCTAAGCTGTTTAATGTGATTATTAAAAGAAGGTTCTGACATTCCTAACGCTCTCCTGATATCCCACTTAATAGAAGAGTCTGAGAACATACTTTTTAATTGCACTGCATTATAATTTTTATTCTTATAGTTTAACTTAAGATACTCTACTAATAATTCTTTCTCTCTTTTCTTTAGTTTTAATATAGGGTTTAATATCTCTACATACGTACTAAAATAATCATGCCTTGATATTGCTATTGGTATTTTCATTTTTACTTTTTGTTACACTGTCTACTTCCCAGTAGTCATCCTCATTCTCTCTACTTACTGTAAACTCTAGTCCTTTCTGGTTAATTATAGCTAACACTTCTTTAGGTGCTAATTTATCTAGCGTTTCTATAACCCCATCAATGGCCTTAGTTACTTCTGGCAGTTCTACGTTGTCTGCTACTGTATCAAAATCTATCCTTAACATATTCTTTTTAATATTTATATACTGCAAATATAAAACAAATATTTGACATATGCAAGTATTTCTTTAATTATTTTTTATTTTATTATTATTTATATTATAGTATACATCAAAAAAAGACTATTCCTTGCCTTTTATTTGTTTCCCTTTTATATTCCATGTATATACTTTCTTTTCATCTTTAATTGGATGCTCATCTACTAATTCATATATACTGCTTAAATCTGGATTAAATAACTGCCTTAATGCCTCACTAAATTCTCCTAACACTTTATTGTCTGCTTCCATATTTTTTATTTTAATTAAAAGGAGCAATTTTCTCCCCTGTGTAATTTGCTAATAATTGTCGCCTAAAAAACTGCTGTAAGTTTCATACACCAGTAAAATGTTCCAAATCCTTTAAACATTTTTGTTGTTCTCATATTCTTAAAAGAATACTTACCTGTTCCAACAGTCTTCCATCTTTATTAGGTTACTGAAGTTATAGGCTGCCTCCAAGCTCAATTTAAACTACCCTTGTGGTAATACTTGGAGGACTAACAACCAGATGCAAATATAAAACAAATAAATGACTTATCCAAATGTTTTACTAATTATTTTTAAACTATTACACCATTAGTTCTCAATGCTGTCTCTAGGGAACTAAAATTACTATAAATCCCTACAAGAATGTAATCCACTATAGAGGTCCCCGCTGTATACGTAACTGTAACCTTCATAGTCACACTTTCATACACAAGTTTATACTGTTCCTTAACATAAGTAGTTGTTGTACCTATCTCTAATACCTTAAAGAAGCCCAAAGAATTAAACTGTTCTTCTGTTATTACTGCTACTGCAGTTGTTGTTCCACATGCCATATCATTATAATTAAAAGCAAACATACAATAAATATTTGACATTTCCTAATATATTTTAAAAAATTTTTACTACCCCCACTATAAAAAATATTTTTCAACTACATTAAGGTATACCCCCATAGTAAAAAAAATTTATGGATGTCACAGGTTATACCACCAACAAAACAAGACCCTCACTAATAATTGACAGGCTTGTACCCCCTGTTGACATCGTAGCCTAGGTGATAGTAGAGCTACCTGATGAATCTTTTTTGGTACATTAACTTAAATCTTAAAACAAAACTTAAAAATTAAAATTATGGCACTAGCTAAAAAGAAATCCGTAGAAAGAGTTTACACTGAAGAACTTGAAGTTGCATCTGTTCTCCCTCAGAAGAAGGGGAGCAAGAACACCTCTATTATCGTTAAATGTTTACCCATTGACCTTGACAGAGGAGGAGATTACAAGGAAGATGCTACATCAGCTTTTTGGACACAGTCTACCTACAAGGTTAAACCATTAAGTCACATTGTGTCTATGCCAACAGCATCCTTTAAGGAACTTGGTATCCAAGCAGGGGACTTCATCATTGATGTGCTTGACCAAGATGTACCAGAGGATGAAAGGCGTGAGCGCACTATCCAAGTAATGGAGTACACTCAATCAGAGTACGATGAAATGGAGGACAGCTTCTTCAAAAGAATGTGTGACGTCAAAATTAATCCTTCTTTACCTGAGGGTCAGCAGGAACTTACAGTTGACGGAGAAAAAATCTACAAAAACACAATGTTAGTGTTCTTGGATGAACTAGAGCACAAATTAGTAGCTCACGACAAAGTGAAAGCAACTGAAACTGCACCAAAAGCTAGAAAGAACCGTAGAAAAGTTCGTGAAACCGTAGCTTAATTATTCATGTAATTAGAAACATGGGAGCATCCTTAATTGGGTGCTTCCTTTTTTTTAACTAAGTGTTTTTTTTGTTGTTGCTTGTGTTTTTTTTGCACCTGCTT